TGGTAACCTCACCAGCAATCTTAGCCATAGAAGCTGCCTCAATGTATAGTGCCTGAGTGGTGTCTGGTCGCCCCTCAACCTTTGCGGCAACTTTTGTGTGAAACTCTGGCATGTGCTCTATGATCACGGCAGCTAGCTCCCGCTCAACACCAGCAGATTTTATCATAGCTAGTACGACATGCGGTTGGTGACCCTCACGAGTGTATGATCTTGCAACCCTACGCAGATTATCCGCCTGCAGATTGAAGCTTGCCTTTTTCTGTACGTAGTCAGAGCCGAGCTGCTTTGCATTGTGCATAGCATCTAGTATCTCCCACTGATTAGTAGCAGCCACCTTTTCTTGTTCGACATTCTCGCTGGGGAATACGTCCTCCCAGATGACACGCTCTGCACCAGGTACATACCTACTGCGGACGTGGATGTCAGAATCCTGTACGCTGGCAACCTTTTGCACACCAGAGCCGAATATTGCTGAGGGATCTGCAACGTCGTAGTCAACGTTACCCTCAAAACCACTATCGAATGATGCGGAGAACGCAGAGAGGTTAGCACCCTCGATCACACGCCTTACCTGCTCATCATTCAATTTCTCTCGTGAGGCTATCTTACGGATGGTGTCACTCATGGGGACACCGTCCTCAATATACTCCTTACTTGCCTCTTTAGCGAAGGCACCTAGTTCACTGTGTGAGTAGGAACTCGCAACGCTATCTCCGAGTATGTAACTAGTCAGTGTGTCCATAAAAGTCTCCGTCTGGTGTAAGTATATCAGGACGCGGGTGAACTACCATACTAGCTAAGAAGCAGTAAATAAGAGAGTGCAACCCGTCATCGGTAACTCCCGGCTGTTTGTTAAGCACAGTCATGTGCCTTGATTCATTGTACTCCGAAAAGTTGCTAACCATATCCATACCGAAAGGATTTTTGAATTCTTCAAATGGTGGGAACTCAAATACGTCACATCGCTTTATTGCAGCAAACACATCCATCATCACCTCAGTACGGTTAACCATGAACCTACTGAGTCCCTTATCATATCGAATCTTCTTATTTGTTGGTACGTACTGGTATTCAATGATTCGTTTACGACCGTACCACTTAACAAGTTTCTTGTTCCTATCGAAACCACCACCATAGTCTGTACCTATAACTGTTGGTTTGAAGTGCCTAACGTAGTCCTGAATAATAGCCATCTGAATATCAGGATCTGTCTCCTCCCCCTCAAACCTGTGCATGTGCACAACACGGAATTTATTACCAAGGTACGCTGAGACTGTCAGCACGGTGAAGCTGTTTTCACCGGTACCCCAATCTATTCCAAAGAACACCTTTGATGAGCCCCACACATCTGCTCGTGGATTCATAGATGGTCCAGTGCAACACTTAGCGACATCAGTTAGAGTTAACGGCCTGTCACCAGAGTCATAACCTAAGCCCAAAACCTCGTTATAGAACTTCTGTCTAGTATAACGGGTTCGTTTGTCAACGATAGACGTCCAGTCAATCCAGTGAGCAATTGGCTGTGGAATACGGTAACCCTCAAATGGTAGCGGCGTATCTGGTTTTGGATTCATTGATGCCCACTGGGCATCCGGGTGGTTGGGGTATATCTGTTCACCACATTTGGTGCATATGAGTGACTTCAGGCCAATACTCTCCACAGTGATTACATTCCAGTAACGGAACTTACTGCCACCGCACCTATCACATGGTATCACCCACTCGTTCTGAGTAGAAAATTTTTCCCAATAGTATCCAATGGTGTTGTCCGTGCTCTTTGGGGTGCCGGAATATCTAAAGATCTGGTAATCACTGTGAGAGATGGACTCTTCGATAACCGGTATAATATCAGTGATAATATCCTGAAGCTCATCGAGACATAACATGTCTGCGGACACACCACGAATACGATCAGCGTGGAGAAACGCGTACCGAAGAGTAATATCAGAACCAGTGGAAAACTTCTTGTATAGAACATTATCCTTTGTGGCTCTACCAAACCCCGCCATTGGTTTAAGTATTGGTGACAGCTCAATCGGTGTCGCAATACGGTCACGGCTGAATGTCTCAGTCTGCTGTTGCGCGGGACTCACGAACAGTGCTCTGAAATTCTCCCTAAGCATACAGTAAGTTAGGATGATGTTACCAAGTGAGGTGGACTTCTCGACCTGACGCCCACACTGGAGTAGTACGCGCTGTGCCGGTGTATTGTAAATAGCCTCTAGGTACTCGCGCCCCTTAAAGCTGAACTTCTCAAGCCCCTCCTTACGTGGCATGTACATAGCATTACCAACAAAGTCATATGGTGAGAGTGAGGAGCCCACAAGGTTTCCAGCTATGTCACTACCTATGGGGGGGGCTACTCTAAACATCAGGGTGCACATCACATGTGAATGTTTCAGACGTTAGGTGGTTGTAGTATGCAGTACACACACCATCCCCACGCCATGCACTGGTCATATGGAAGTTGGGGCACGTGCTGCAGGAGATATCATCTACCGCTGACCTAAAGCCAGGCGGGTTAGTCGTCAATGTAGCTACGGTTTGGGGCAAAGATCCTGCGCGATCGACCGCCGCTTTGCTTTGGGTATTCGTATCTGATTTTGCCATTTTTGTCACGGTATTTCCTTATATACTTATGCTTTTCCGCAAGGGTATCATAGAAGCTCTTATTCTGCTTGTACTTACGACCTGCGGTGTTATAGATCCACTGGTCTGTAGTTTGTGCATCGTGTAGTCCTACAGCCCTTGCGAAGAAACCACGACGCTTACTGGTTGGTACGGTGCCCCGATACCTGCGCACTTTAACACTTCTATTCTCTGGTTTCCTGTGTGCCTGACCGCCGAGCCTTCGCGCACGAGCCTCAGCCTGCATTATACGTTCTGGGTTGAAGTGACCGTCCAGCGAACCAAACCATGTTGAGTTTGGCAGATTGAGCCCCTCAGCGCCAGCACCACTTAGAATGATCGCTTTGACCTTACCACTCTTGTAGTCATTAACACCTTTGTCTCGCGTTTTAGACGTAACCCTACCACCATCAAGCTCTGTTCCTTTTCCAACAAATAATGCGTGCTCAATACCACGAGCCTTCAGGCCCGCAGATAGTACATCAACACCACCACGTACTAAGTTGGAGTAGAGGACTATCTTTCCGTCTGGCGTCTTTTCCAGGTGGTCAAATGCATCGTCCAACATCTTTCTGACCTTCGGGGTATCGTTTGCAGATTGTGAGAGGTCCATCTCGCGGCCCATGTGTACAGAGTTTGCTATTTGCCTGGCCCTGGAGGTCTGAGCAAACAATGTCTTGCTGTCAACTTTAGCCTTCACCTTAGGATCTTTTGACATTATGTAGGATTTCATTGGACCAAGCTTGTCCAGGGCCAACTGGTACAGCTGATACTGATCATCAGACATTGGCACATCAACAAACTTTGTATCCTTCTTAGGCATGGAGTCACCCTTTAAGGCTTTTGTGGATACGTAGTTGACGGATGGGTCAACCATACTTAGCATCCTCTCGCGGTTCTTTACCCCTTTTATGGCCTTACCACTGGCAGCGTCTGTTCCAACAACCTCTGTGAACTCCTTAGAGAACTGTGCTGGTGTCATCATCCTCTTACCACCCACGATAGTGAGTAGGGATGCGACTTCCTTAGGGTCATTGTTTACCATCGACGCCGTGAGTCCAATGAAGTTCTTTACTTGTGGGCGCACCTCTACGAGGGCCTTCCACACACCGCTGGTCTCATTTCTTGCTTTGTGAAACTCGTCAGCAACGATTGTGTCAGGACGAACAGAGGCCATTATCTCTTTACGGTAACGAGTAAACATCTCGTAACCAACGATTGTGTACTCCTTGCTCGGGTCTAGTTTGTTTGGTCTGACATAACCTTCACGACCCTTCTCACCGGAGGAGGCCACGATTTGGTAATCGGGTGTATTTAGGAACTTTGAGAGGCCGTCCTTGGCGAAGTTCTCACGCAGTCCAGTTGGTACTATAACAAGAGCCTTCCGTGCAGTACCTTTGTCTTTTAACAGCTCTATGCCGTAGATACTAGACACGGTCTTACCAGTACCCATCTCATGAGCTAGCAGTACCTTACCGTCATTGTTCATCAGGTTACGGGCAGCCTTAGCTTGGTGTGGGTATGGCTTAAACCAGGTCTTCATAGATGCAGGCACCTTCATGGAAACTGCTTTTTCTTTCTTCTCACTTTCCCACAAGAAGGCCTTCTTCTCCTTCAGCCTTTTAATAGCCTTGTTGACTATAGCGGTAGTTAGTAGTGCGCCACCAGCACCAGCTGCGCTACCAGCTAGAGTAGGTGCTGCAAATGCTTTAAGCTTCTTCAGTCTACTAAAGCTTTTTAGTGTCTTCTTGAGACCGTCGCGCTTTACCTTTGCTGCAAAGGTGTCTGCCACACCCTGAGTACCACCGGCCACTGCACCAAGTCCAGCTATTGTTGCTGTCGTACCCTTTTTCTTCTTTTTCTTTTTCTTACCGCTGTCTATACCTTTTGAGGCAGCATAGGCCAGCCCAGCAGCACCTGGGGACTTCGTCAGAACCCTGCCTAGACTAACAGCCGCCGCCATGGAGCGCTGACGAGCCTTACTGAGACCAAGCTCTTTAGCTCGACCCATACCCTCTCCGATACCCTTTGCACCAGCGTAAACAGCACCAGAACCAACCACCTTGGCGTAGCCTTTGGTCTTGCGATCCTTTTCACCAGATGCGACATCTTGCATACCACTGACAAATACTGGTGCTGTGGCAATACCGGTAAGCCCTCCCTTCCAGGATTGCTTACCTCTACCAAGTAGGCCCTTCTTCATTGAGGAGACTATTCCAGGGGGCTTTCTACCATGCAGCCTGGCGTCAGCCTGGGATTCAACCGTCCCCTTAATGACACCCTTGGGGACGTCACCTAGAAGAGCCTTAGCGCCAAATATTGGTGCAGTCGCAGCCATCTGCTTGAAGTAGCTTTTGGTCGCACCATCCTTGCGCTCTGATTTGTTTTTTGTTCCAGGCACGACTACTCCGGTATCTCGTTAGATAGGTCCTCAAAGGACGGTATGTCATCTCGCTGGAGTTTGATGGCAATCATCTTCAGTTCCTTCAGAGCGTGCTGGATATCTCCTGCCTTTTCCTGCTCTTCCATGGCCCTGAATATCTGCTCTGTCCACAGCTTGGCTGTGAGAGCTGTGTGCCTATCATTATGCATACGAGAAGTTTCCATGAACCGCATAGTTGACTCGTGGAGAATTAGATTTACGATGTCCATCTTATCAATGGCAACACGGTGACCTAGACGCCAAAGGGCATACTCAGCACCATGTGTTCGGCACGATATCAACATAGCCGCTTCTGGTGGAGGTAATCCCTCGGCGTAGTCATACCACTGGGCAGGGCTCATGAGGTCTACATTCCAGAAGTAGTGTTTGAAGTACTCAACAGCTTTCACTTTAGGTAACGTGCCCGTTATCTCCTTACAATACTTAGGTATTTCAGAGATTGGCATCTTGGCTATGAGTAGCGCTGACAAAACTGGGCGCAGTCGCCAGTCATCTAGGAATGAGCGTGCGGAGTCGGCATTCTCATCACTTCTAGCGATAGACATTATGCGTTGTCTACGTAACCAGTTCTTTGCTCTTCGAGAGTCCGCTCTGAATGGCTTAGGTCGTGTCTTAAGCAGTTGTGTGGATAGACGCTTGAAGTAGGCCCTGCTTGGTTTTGGAAACTCGTATAGATCGCAGGTCTCAGCAACCTTCTTGTAGGAAGCTCCAGAGACTGCAATCATGTACTTTAACCAATACTCGTTAGGGTGCCTCTCCATTACATGTCTTCCTGCGTGCTACTCCTGTCGCCCAATCTAGTCAGACCCTTTATCACTCTATCCAGGCTGCGCATGGAGGATTCCACCGCACCCTCTGGTACGTCAGGTAGTCCAAGTCTAGCACCAATCAGCAATTCCGCTAAGCGCTGTAGTACCTGCTCGTACTCTGGGATTAGCTCAACGTAACCCATTATGTTTTCTGGTCGTACAAAGTTTAGTGAGAGAACAGAGTCTAATGAGTCTTGCGAGGCGAGTTGGTTAGCACACTTCTGGAGCCACTCACCCTCAGCTGGCATGTCTAGGATTAGTGCCATTTGTTCAGACAGGTCAACCTTGATGGCACTCACGTCTACATTGATGGGTGCGCTTGCGGTCTTAGCTCTCACCAATGGAGTAGAGGCCGTGAACGTTACGTAACCGAATACACTGGACCGGTCGATCGCCTCTTTAATGTTCTCTGCGCTACCGCCTAGAGCTGTTAGTAGGGCAG